GTTCTTGCCCACGAGCGTTTTTGCGGCAGAAGCCTGTTCCGATTCGGATAATTGAGAAAATGCCACACGGCAATCTGCAAGAATATCCGTCAGTTCTCGCATACTGCCGTCAGCATTGGTGGTCTGGATCTGCACTTCTCCGAGTGCTTCACCGCAGAATTTCACATCACCCGACAGCACCGTCATGATGGAACGCAGGGATGTACCTGCCTGTGTGGACTTGATTCCGGCATTCGCCATCAGACCGATTGCTTCAGCAGTGTCCTCAACAGAAAATCCCAACGCACCAGCAACAGGCGCGGCATACTTGAAGGTTTCACCCATCATGGCAACGTTTGTATTTGCGTTGGACGATGCCGCTGCCAGCACATCAGCAAAATGACCGCTGTCGGCAGCAGTTAAGCCGAAAGCGGTCAGAGCGTCTGTGACAATATCGGATGTGAGAGCAAGCTCCTCGCCCGATGCGGCGGCAAGGTTCATGATACCCTCAATACCCGAAAGCATATCCTCCGTTTTCCAGCCTGCCATCGCCATATAGTTCATGGCTTCAGCGGCTTCGTATGCAGAGAATTTTGTTTTTGCACCCATTTCTCGTGCTTTTTCACGGAGAGCGTCCAGTTCCTCACCGGTCGCACCGGACACAGCGGCAACCTTTGACATGGCGGCATCGAAGTCCGCACCTGTCTTTACAGCAATCGTGCCGAGCGTGGCAACCCCTGCGGTCACAGGCAGCAGTTTTTCGCCCGCACCGGAGATTTTATCGCCGACCTTCTGCATAGTTGCACCGGCGGCTTCCAGCTTTGCGAATGCTGTATTTGTTCTGTCCGCTTCATTTTGCAGATTGCGGAGTTCGTTTTCCGTTTCGATGATTTCACGCTGAAGTGCGTCATACCGCTCCTGCGTGATGTCACCGTTTGCAAGTGCCGTATTTGCCTGTTCTGCGGCAGTTTTGAGGGTGTCCAGCTTTTCCTTGGTGGAAGTGACCGCATCTGCAAGCAGCTTGTGCTTCTGGGTGAGCAGTTCTGTGTTGGATGGGTCAAGTTTCAGCAGCTTTTCTACATCTTTGAGCTGTGATTGGGTGTTGCGGATATTTTTGTTGACGCCTTCCAGAGCCTTGGAAAGTTTCGTGGTATCGCCGTTAATCTCGACGGTGATGCCTTTGATTCTGTTTGCCATGTGCGGTCACCTCATTGTATTTTACTTAATCCAAATAAATCTTGACATTGTTTTCTTAATTTGGTATAATATCCTTGGAAGATATTAGCTCGGTTGCAATTGTCTATCTAGATTGTGAAAGGAGGGACTGTGCGTATGTTGAGTGTCATTGATTTAAAAAAGGAGCTAGGTGAGAATATTTATTTATACCCGTTACATCCTGAATCCTTTAAATCTAATTCAATTGATTTGCACGCTAGCCAATTTGCATGGTCAATAACAAAGAAATGTAGTATTGTTAATAATGGATATATTGAAATTGAAGCAGGTGATACAGCACTTATTTACTCAGAAGAATCGTTATATGTCACTAATCGAATTGGTGGTTCTTATCATTCTAAAGTTACACTTGTATCACAAGGCACAAGTCATATTGGCACTACATTAGATGCACAGTATATAGGATGTTCGTTAATAGCGGTTAGCAATAATTCTAAAGATACTATTAAAATTAAAGTGGGACACGAATTTGTAACTATACAATTTTGGTATCTAAATACACCTGATTATGATAACGTACCCTCACATGATAATGACCCCGGTCATCCGCGAATGCTTAACGGTTTTCAAGATGTTGATAAATATATGGAATGGAGAGATTCAAATACTTGGACAACCAGAAAAAAAGATCTTATTATGCAGATGAAAGACTCAGACCAATATACCAAACTAAAAGCTGATTTTGAAAAAGAAATGGATAGATTTAGCAGAAATAAAATTAAGAAAAAAACTGCTCAATATCTGAAAATAATAGTAATAATGATTATAGCTATTGTTCTGCTATGCATACCATCATATATATTTGATTTCGGGACTGTTACAATATTATTTAAAAATATAAGCGAAAGAATTGCATTTCCAGTGATATTATCTATTACAACTGCATTTATCATAGCTGATTATAAAAATTATAAAAACGCCAACAAATAGTAAACGAATCATTTTGCATTAGCTTTATGTGAGATTTCTATGGACTGCTATCCAATTCTAACAGATATACTAAAGGCTGATCTAAGTATATAACAAAAATCCAAATTAAAAGGAGTCAAAATCCGCCTGTCCTGCGACTTCATGCCAGCCGTCATATTCATCATTCTCCTTCTCCGTAAACATATCATTCACGAGTCCAATCGACAGCAGATCCAGATCTGCCATCGACAGACCCAACTGCACACAACGGAGCAGAAACAGCGGTGTCGTCATTTCCCTGTCAATCGGACGATGTTTTTTTTAGATTCCACCTGCGTTTCGATGTTCAGTCCCCACAGCTCAATCAGTTGCGGCAGAATTTCGTAAATGGAGAACGTATTAAACTGCTCCAGCCATTCATCGGGAGAAGCAGGAATGGTATCGGGATCAGCATGCTTTGCCATAATATAGGCGATATTCTCGAAAACCTCAAGGCTCTCGATACTCAGTTCTGAATTCTCCGCATCACCCTCGGAAACGGACTTCTGTAATGCCGCAAAGTCCTTATAAATATCACGCCCGAACTTCAGGCGGTACAGGCGAGGCACAGCGGCACTTGCCTTAAACGGCACTTCCAGTCCGTCCACCAGAATATTTTTCTTGATTGCCATAGTCCTGCCCCCTTATGATGTTTTCGTCGTTGTGGTAGTAGCCGCCTTCTTCTCCGAAGTATCGGGGTTATACGGCATCTTGTACCAGTTGTTGTAGGTTGTTTCGTCGGTGGACTCACAGGTCTTTGCCTTGACCAGTCCTGTGGGAAGTGCAGATGCTGTCAGCGACAGCGTTTCCGTCTTGACTTCGGTAGAATCCTCCTTGGTCTGTCCCTCCGTTGCAGGTCTGCTCGCCGTGCAGCAGTACAGCACATGACGGATCTTGTGCTTATCACCGCTGAACTCAAACATCAGTGCAAACTGCGACGGTTCTGCGTCATTCTTTTCTACAAGTACACCGTTGTTATCAAGGATTTCTCCCAGAATTTCAGTAGCAAATTCTGTTGTAACAAGAGCAACTTCCAAATCACCCTCATAACCGGAATTGTTGTTGATGACATAATAAACGCTGTCATCGGCGTAGAAATTTTCATTCTCGCCGTTTGCGTCAATGGACAGCGACACCGCACCGGGCAGTCGCACAGATTCGCCATACACAGGTACAGTCGGTGTTCCGTCAGGGTCAGCACCCCACTGGATAATCTTTGCCCAGTGAACATTATTCAAACCGAACTTGACTTTGTTTCTGTTCTTCGCCATAGCAAATTCCTCCTTATATCGTCATTTCGTAAAGTACTTCATAGAGCCTTTCGCTCTCAATCCACGCTTCTGATTTTGTAAAATAGATCTCATGCTGTGTCAGCACGGATTTGATTTCTTCCTCCATTGCAGGATTTTTCTTATCGGTGTACAGCTCAATATCCAGCTGCTTGAAGCTGTGATATGCCACATTGTCAGCCGAAAAAGTTTCCTCACCTGGAGAAAGAAACAGAAGAAAAGGCGGTGCAGGACTTTCACCCTCTGCAAAGTGATGATATGCATAAGGTAATCCCATTTCCGCCATTATTTCATTGATTTCTTCATAGGTCACGATAATTCCTCCGTAATCAGGGATTCAAGCAACTCCGCACCATGTTCCTCGGCAGGGGCGATATGCGGCTTGCCCTGCACACGACCGCCGCCACGCTTGGCATGACCTTTTTCAAGAAGATGTGCCAGCTGATAGCGGTTCTTGGAATGTACCGTCATCTGCAAGGTGTGGCTGTTTTCCTTGACCTTTTTTGTCGTCCAGCTTTTGCCGTAAGCACCCGTATCCTTCGGGGCGTTGGCGGCGATTTCCTTTTTCACCGATATTGCTGTCTTTTTGACAGCTTTTTTCATTGCATCATCGGCAAGCTCTGCATATTCCTGTAAACCTGCCATGATTTCATCGGCAAGGTCGTCAATAGATGTCATCGCTACCGCCTGCCTTTCGTGTGCCAGCTGTAAGCTTCATATAGTCCAGCGATTGAAAATTCGGCTGTATGCTGTCAATGTTGTAAGAAATACCACGGAACATAACACGGTGTGTGGTCGGATGGATACGCATGGTATCCGGCGTTTGTCGCACAGTAAATTCCAGCGACAGTACTTCCTTTGTCACACCCGCTTCCGTAGTTTCCGTTGAAGATTTCGGCAGCACAGAAGCCCAACAGGAGAATGCTTCATCCCATCGGGCTTCGTGATTACCGATTTCATCCACCTTCGTGTAATGCTCCAGAAAGGTGATCCGCTGATTAAGTTTTCCGATTTCCATTAAATCACCCCTTCTCTTTGTGCAAACAACAGCGAACGCAAGGTCAGCGTCAGCTTGTGATAATCGGCATTGTTACGGTTCTCATAGAGGTATGAAATTGTATACAGCATAGCCTGCCGTGTGGTTTCCTCATTAACCGTAAATGCCTGTTCATCCATTCTGCCGACATCCTTGACCAGCTTTTTCGCTGTGTCCATCAGCGAGAGGATGAGCGAATCATCCTCCGTATGATCGACACGAAGGTAGTTCTTTACCTCTGCCAGCGTCATCATGATGTTTTCTTAATAGTGAGTGTCTTGACCGCTTCGGGAAGAATCAGTCTGCCGTCCACACGCTGGGATGCAAGGAAGCCAACCTGTCCTGTCATGGCAAATAACTCATTCAGACGTTTGAATGTTCTGCCGGAACGATCTGCAACCCAGTAATAGCTGAAATCACCGAATGCCATGCACTTCTTGCCTGCACCGATTTCAGGCACATAACTGGAAGTCTTGTAGGGACGGTTGAGAATTGTGTCGGGAACACCTGCTGTCACAGACGGTTGCCAGATGTAGTTGCCTGTACTGTCCTTCAGCTTACGAAGTGCCTTAACTGTGGAATCATTCAGCACCCACACCGCCTTCTTACGATAAGGACTGCGGAGTGAATAGAAAAGTTCCATCACATCATCAAAGGTGATGGATGTACCTGCCGTGGTTGCACCATCCTGCGCACCGCCTGTTGCGTTGAAAATACCGGTCGGCTTGCCCTTACCGTCACCAATGAAGAATGCCTCCTCTTCCTTTGCACCGATACGACGGGCAAACTCACGAGCGATATAGGACGGAAGGTCAAATACGCTGTCGTTGAGAAGCTCCTCGGAAATCTTGATGGCTGTACCCAGCTTGTAAGCAGAAAGGGATGCCTGACCGAACGCATCATCGGAGAGGGTATACTGTTCCTCCTCGTCCATCCAGACTGCTTCGCCCTTTGCAGTTACAATCGGAATTTTACGGTCACCGGAAGTAGTCTTGATGACCGTTGCCATCTGACGGAAGATATTCTCCTCCTGCAGTGCTTCAATCAGCTTACGCTCAAATTCATCCGGCACAAGGTAGCCACCCTCGGAGTCCGTACCAATCTGCAGGTCATTGCGAATATCCATAAAGTTTCTGTTGCGGATGGAATTCCAGAAAGCAGTGCTGTATTCTGCTGATGCCGTACCAGTTTTTTCGGGTGTCACAATCTGTGAAGTCGGATTTGTAAGAATGGGACTGGATGTTGCCTTTGTCATTTCAGCTTCAATTTCTGCCTGACGCTCCATACGCTGGATTTCCTTACCAAGATTGACAATGGTAGCTTCCATCGCATCGTATGTCTTGCTGTCCTCCTCGGAAAGCGTGCCATCTGCCTGACGCTTGCTGTCAAGGAAATCACGGGCAGTATCCCATGCCTTTGCACGTTTTTCTCTCAGTTCCTGAATAGTCATACTATCAACCTCCTCAATATTTCAGCAGATTCAGCCGACTCATCAGCTGATCCACAGGTGTACCTTTGTGTTCTGCACATACCTTTTTCATAAGGCTCTGCATGGTTGTTGTATGTGAATAGGACATTGCCGTGTCATATCCAAGCACGGCATACCGCTCACGTTCAACAGAATCCAAACTCACGTTCGGGCATGCGGTAAGTTCATCTTTTTCGGGTTCTTCTTCGGTTTCATCTTCCTCCGGTTCATCGGGTTCAGGACGCTTCTTTTCAGCAAAGAGAATGCCGTCCACCAGTCCGAGGGATTGTGCCTTTTTCGCATTCAGCCATGTTTCCTCATCCATCATCTTGGCGATTTTCGCACGACTGATGTGGCTCTTAGTTTCATAAGCATTGATGATGGACTCCTTTACTTCATCAAGCAGACGGATTGCCTGTTCCATAGCCTCCTTGTTACCAAAAGCCGAAGTGGCAGGATTATGGATCATAATCATACCCGTCGGAGCAATGAGAGTTTCATCTCCTGCCATTGCTACCACAGAAGCCGCACTTGCTGCAATGCCGTCAATTTTTACAGTAACCTTGCCCTTGTGATTCTTCAGCATGGTGTAAATCTGCGATGCGGCAAACACATCGCCACCGGGACTGTTCAGCCATACAGTAAGGTTGCCGTTTACTTTTGACAGTTCATTTCGGAACATGGCAGGTGTGATTTCATCACCGAACCAAGTATCCTCCGAAATTGCACCATTGAACACAAGCTCTGTTTCGCCTGTGTCCTCATTTCTCACCCAGTTCCAGAATTTATTATTCTTCATGTGTTTCCTCCTTTTCTGCAAATGCACCTGCATCTGCAAGTTTTGTAAATGAGCCGTTCACGAGGTACAGATTACCGCCATCTTCTTCGGGAATCAGATTCATATCCTCCAGCTCACGGATATCATTTGCCGACATCCAGCCGTTCTGACGTGCGGTCGCATAACCACTCATACGGCTCGCATAATCACCACGGAGCAGTCCTTCCACATTGAATTTAATAAAATACCGTCCCTTTTCGGAATCCGACAGCAGAGCCTTCATCAATGACTGTTCCCAACGAATCAACCACGGGTCAAGAGTGTATTTTACAAATTCAAGGGATAAATGTTCGATGTTGCTGAATGTGGCGTGGTCAAGGTCGCCGATCATATGCAGCGGCACACGGTACAGCCTGGCAATTTCCTCAATCTGAAACTTTCTTGTTTCCAGAAACTGTGCTTCATTATTTGGAATGGAAATCGGTGTGTACTTCATGCCCTCCTCCAAAATTGCTGTGCGATGAGCATTCCCGCTGCCGTATGCCCTGTGCCACGCCTCACGGACACGCTCCGGATTTTTAATCACACCCGGATGTTCAAGCACAGCAGACGGTGATGCACCATTGGCAAAAAATGACGCACCGTATTCATCGCAGGCAACAGCAAGACCGATCGCATTTTTCGCCATGGCAATGGGAGAATAGCCAACCAGACCGTCAAAACCAAGTCCCGGAATGTGAAGCACCTGTTCCGCAGGCAGAATGATTTCGCCCTGTTCACGGAAGTTCGGGTTCTGCTCATCATAGCGGCTGTATTTGTAAATGAGCCTGTTACGCTCGTCACGGTCAGCTTTAATTTTATCCGGCATTAACGGATACAGTCCAATGACCTCACCACGACCGTTGCGGATGATCTGTGCGTAGGCATTGCCGTAAATCAGCAGGTGCGACATCAGCGTTTCACGGAACACAAACGATGTCATTTCGGGGTTCGGTTGGTCGTGCAGCAAAAAATATAGCGGGTGCTTCGGCACTCGCTCTTTTCCCTTATCCGTGTATTCGTAGACGTGCAGCGGCAGCTGTGCAATCGCCTCGGACAGCACCCTCACACAGGCATAAACGGCAATCTGCTGCATTGCCGTGCGGTCATTGACGCTCTTTCCGGCATTGCTTCTGCCGAAAAAGTAGGTGTAGCTGGGGCTGTCGTAGCTGTTCCGAGGCTTGTCTCGGCTTTTGAAAAGTCCTTTGAAAATGCTCATGGGAATTACGCTCCTTTCAGAGGTTGACATTTTTGATGGAACAATGATATAATATATATATCCTAAATTGTCAGAAGGAGTAATAGGATATGAATATACTAATCCTATCTGAAAATGATATATCTGAATACGATTGTGCAATCCTTTATTATGCTTTAGCTTATAATATTGATCCGACATTCCAAATATCAGATGAAGATATTATGGGATTATCCGATATGCTTTCTGTTAATTTTGATTTGCTAAATAAAGCTCTTAAAACCGAACTTGACCACACAGATGTGATTCAAATTGGACAATGCGGAATTTGTTTACATCAATTCAATAATACTGAACTTCCATCGACTTTAAATAACATTGTAAGGATTTCACTATATGACAGTGTAATTTTTTATATGTTCTTCGCAATATATCAAAGCTATACACTTCTTGACAATCTCAGTGATTGTACCACTTTAGCCGCACTTGATAATAATATAAAAAAACTAAAAGCCGTAGAATTCTTCTTTGAGAGTATAAACGGACGTATGGGGAGCTTTGAAAACTTGAAGTTACCAGAATTTGCATTTGACTACAAATATTGTATGTATGATGAAAAAGAATCAAGTCAGAATACTTTAATTAAGCATTTAGAGTTCCGTATGTTACGTGATCGTTCATCATTGGATCTAGACTATTGCAATACATTATGCCAAGTAGTTTCTTATGAGTTAAAAAACAGAATTTCCGAAATGAATCTTGTTGTTGTTCTTCAAGCAATTAAACATTCTCAATTATTTAGCCCAAACATTAAGGACATGGCTGACGAATTTTATAATTACTTAATAGATCTATTTAGAAATGGACGAGTCATCTCAATGAGAATAAATAGCTTGTATTGTGATGCTAATTTACCTATAGCTACTCGAACAAAAAGCACAAATACCACACGAATACAAATTCTTTATGGGTTCAGCAATTATGATGACTATGAATTAAGATTCGATTTTGCTCATGGAACAATATCATATCCGCACTTTAACAATCTATCGCAGGGAAAAACAACTGCATCTTTATTCAACAAGAAGCAATACGAGCAAATCATTAAGGAATATCCAGACTTCAAAGACTTTTTTATCAAATATCCTTTAGTTGAATCCGAAGATGATATTGAAGCGGATTATATTGCGATTTGGCATTCCTATCAAACTAGAAGTGTATATGCTTTAAAAGAAAAAAAGAACTGTGTGCTATCCGTTGAACAATCCAAAATCTATGACACAATTTGTTCTAAAACTGACCATGCACCTATCTTTTCTAAATGCTATGCCGAATCTGAAATTGAAAACTTCATTTCTGCTATGTCAAAAATGCTTTCAAATAAATTATATCGTCCAATAGATATAAACCGAACTCATGCAATCAATTGTTTTGTACTTGATAAACTGATTTGTATTATTAGAAAACTATGTCTGTTTTATGAGTTGGCTCAAATAAAAGGAGAAACTGACGGTTTAGACGAAGCATTTGAAAAAGTAGGAGAGTTTTCATTTGCCAATAATTTAATTAGCAGCAGTGAGATCACTAACGTTAAAACATTCGCAGAAATTTATTATATCATTATGGAGGCAACTGAACGAATTCTTTAATTTGGATATGGCTTTATAGGATTAACAGTTCTCGCTCATCATAAATACTAACCCCCGAATCACCAGCACCGCACCGAACAGCACGGTCAAGAGCCATAATCAGTGCAACCGCACCATCAATCTTTTCCGTAGATTTCTCCTTGTCCGGCTTGATGTTTCCGGCAGGATCACGCTTGATGAAAATGTTATCCATCATCCACCGCAGCACCGGATGACCGCCGTGGGCAATCATTTTATTGAGCGTTAGTCGCATCAGTTCCTTGGTCGGCGGTGACATATCTTTGTAGCCCTGCCCGAACTGCACCATCGTGAAGCCAAGTCCTTCAAGATTCTGCGACATCTGCACGGCACCCCAACGGTCAAAGGCGATTTCACGGATATTGAAACGCTGTCCCAGTTCTTCAATGAAATTTTCGATGAAGCCGTAATGAACAACATTGCCCTCCGTGGTGAGCAAGTATCCCTGACGTTCCCATACATCATATGGCACATGGTCACGGCGAACTCGCAGCGGAAGTGTATCTTCGGGTAGCCAGAAAAACGGTAGGATATAATACTTGTCGTCCTCGTCAATTGGAGGAAATACAAGCACAAATGCCGTTATATCCGTAGTCGATGAAAGGTCAAGTCCGCCGTAGCAGACACGCCCCTCCAATTCAGATGCATCAAAGGAGAAGTTACAGTCATCCCATTTTTCCATGGGCATCCAGCGGACAGCCTGCTTTACCCATTGGTTCAGTCGCAGCTGTCGGAAAGCGTTTTCTTCACCGGGATTCTGCCTTGCGGATTCACAGGCGGCGACAACTTTCTCCATACCGATGGTTTCACCGAGGGAAGGGTTCGCCTGTTTCCACACCTTCGGAGAAGTCCAGTCGGCATCGTCCTCTGCACCATAAATGACCGGATAGAACGTCCGGTCAATTTTTCTGCCCTCAAGAATGTCCTTCGCTTTCTGGTGCTGTTCATAGCAGATGGAATTGGTATCCGTGCCTGCCGTGGTGATAAGGAAGTACAGCGGCTGCATTCGTGCATCACCTGACCCCTTTGTCATAACGTCAAACAGCTTTCGGTTCGGTTGCGTGTGCAGTTCATCAAATACAACGCCGTGGATGTTAAAACCATGCTTGCTATACGCTTCCGCCGAAAGCACCTGATAGAAAGAATTGGTCGGCATATAGACAATTCTTTTCTGCGATGCAAGGATTTTCACACGCTTATTGAGAGCCGGACACATCCGCACCATATCAGCGGCAACCTCGAAAACGATGGATGCCTGCTGTCGGTCAGCGGCACAGCCGTAAACTTCGGCACGTTCCTCACCGTCGCCGCAGGTCAAAAGCAGGGCGACCGCAGCGGCAAGTTCAGATTTACCGTTTTTCTTCGGAATTTCGATATATGCTGTATTGAACTGGCGGTAGCCGTTGGGTTTCAGAACACCGAACAGGTCACGGATGATACGCTCCTGCCAGTCGATCAGCTCGAACGGCTTTCCCGCCCATGTGCCTTTCGTGTGGGCAAGGCACTCGATGAACCGGACTGCGTAGTCGGCGGCGGCTTTGTCGTAATGGGAATCCTCTGCCATGAACTTGGTCGGTGTATAATCTTTCAGCTTTCGCAAGTGTCTCACCTCCATGAGAAAGGCGGCTGCCCTCCGGTAGCCGCCTTCGTGTTTTTAGTTGTATTCGTGCATCAGGATCGCCAGCGCCATCTCCGCTGCCTCGTTCTGGGGCGGAATATCCAGCCCCCGGTCGTAGTTGTAAATGACCTTGCCTTCGACCTTCAGCGTGAGCTTGCTGATTCTGCCACCCTCGATTCCGTACTGACTGCCTTCTTCGTAGGCTTTCACCCAGTAGCGAACCGCCGTGTACTTTCCGTTGCCCTTCGGAACTCCGATCGTACCTTCATGCCACATATTCGTTTCCTCCGTTTTCGTTTTTTTGGCGGGCTTTCCGCCCCTGCCGTTGTACACATATTAACTCTAAACGGCGGATATATCAAGTGTGAGTAATAACAATGATCTCTGCGGTATTTTCCGCTTGTTTGTGTACTTTACGCCCGCCCACAGAAGCCGCATAAACGCGCTGTGCGGGGCTTGTTCTGGCATGGCATCAGTTTGCGCGTAACTGGCTGCCCGCGCACAGGGCGGCGCTGTGCCGCCCCGGTGGGGCGACCGGCTCATCTGCCGGTTCTGCATTCCCACTCAAACTCGCAGGCGGCTTCGTACTCCGCCTCGAAAAGGGCATCGTCGTCGATCCACTCGGTCTCGTAGTCGATCTCCTCGACACCGTCGAAGGTCGTGCCGTTGGCGGCAGCGTCCTCCTGCGCAAGGCGATCGGCATTCTCCTCGATCCAAGCCCGGAAGTCCTCTGCGTCGAGGTCGTCCTCGTTCTCGATCTCCAGTTCGTAGCCTTCCTCTTCGGTGTCGTACCAAAGGATCGTGGCGCTCTTGATCGCCTCGCGCTCGTTCCAGTCGTCTCTGCCTGCCATTGCTCTTGCCTTTGCCATCCCGTAGCTGATCATTGTTTTTTCCTCCGTGTTTCGTAGTTTCCGGTTGGCTTTGCCCTTCCGTTGTGTACATATTAACTCTAAACCGGAATAATAGCAAGCTGCTAAAACTACAGAAGATACGAGGAAAAACGCTGGCAGGTGTTGTGTATATTACACCTGCCAGCCGGGTTCCGGTCGCCCCGTGCGGCTCAGTCGCTCAGGGGGATCGGCATCAGAATGTTGCCTACCAGCACGAAGTCGTATGCCTGCCGGAACTGTTCCGTGTACTTTTCGATCAGCTCCTGCGGCAGGTCGGTGAAGTCTTCCTCGCCAAGTCCGCAAAGGAAGAACGTCCCCTTGATGACTCCGTAGCCCTTGATCGGGCGATTCCATTTCTGTTCCGGATGGTAGAGAGCTTCCTCCTCGCATACCAGTGCGACCGGATCATCGAAGGGGTAAATCGCCTGAATGTATCCGCTGACCGTCTGCTGCAGGCTTTCAAGGTCGCCGCTGATCTCCTTTGCGTAGGGGCGCTTGCCCGGTTCAACAACTAAAATGTTCATGTGAATGCTCCTTTGTTGTTATTCCGCTTCTCCTGCGGTAGTGACATATTAACTCTGAACCGCAGAAATAGCAAGCAGAATCGGCAAAACAAATGTGACAAACATCGCAGCGGAAAAGCCGCTGAATTGTACATCGCACAGAAGTTGGGAACACAGGCTCTGTGCCGCCACGTTTGCGCTGTGTGGGGCGGGTTACCGAAAGGAGTAGTTTTGCAAGGATACCCGTTCCGCCCGACACGGGGCAGCGTAGCGGCTGTGTGCGCCTTATTCCGGCTGGTACTTCTCGTAGATGATGCCGAGGATTTTGTCCTGTTCCTCGCGTCCGACGCCGATGCTTTCAAGCGCTTCACGCGTTCCGCAGTCGGGGCAGATCGGGCTGTTATCCACGCGGGAAAGGGCTGGTCGGGCGGTGTACGCCTGCCCGCATTTCGGGCAGATACGTGGCTCGTTGTTGCGGTCTTTCATCGCTGCACCTCCTTTGCGCTGATTTCGTAGGCGGCATCGAGGAACTTGGTGTCGAATCCGAAATTCCGGTAGCCTTCCTCGCAGGTGCGGATGTAGGTCAGCGAAGGAATGCCGTGCTTGCGTTCCTCGTGCATGATGTAGATGAAAGCGTCCAGCCGCTTGTTCTTTCCGTTCAGCAGCTTGACGGTCAGGCGGATGTCCCGCTTGTAGTAGAAGGTCGGGCAACCCTCGTAGGCATCCAGCCGCTTCTCATCGTCGGCGGTCACTTCCCAGACCGCAACCGGAACGATGCCGTTTTTCTTCGGTTCTATGGTCAGGTACGCGCCGGTCTTGCTGCCCTTGTAAAGCAACTGGTAGTCGGGGATCGCCGTGATGCCGATAGGCTTTGCGCCGGGGCAGCGGCAGCGCATCTGGCGGATATTCAGGTTTGAACCGTATGCGAGGTAGTATCTTTTCATTGCTTTTCTCCTTTTGTCTTGGATTCCGTTTTCGTTTCGGTACGCACATATTAACTCTTTTCCGGCACTATATCAAGCCGATAAAACTACAAAAGATATGTGGATTTCCGGGCTTGCAGTTGTGTAGAATATGCCTTGCCGCTGTTTGCGCCGTGTGCGCCCCGTACAGGGCTTTTTACCGAAAGGGGCAGTTACTCGGAGGATACCACTCCCGCCCCACACGGGGCAACGTGGGCGCTGTGTGCGGCTTGCCGCCCCAGCCGCCGTGGTTGGCGGCTGGGATTCGGCTTCCCTCAAGGTCTGCCGAATCGGAAGGCGTTGTCGCCGGTAAGGTTCTGCGTCAGGGTTTCTCTTGCGGTGGCGAACTCGTCGCCAATGAAGCCCATTCTCATCAGCCAAGTCCGCATCGCGAACTTTTTGTTTTCCTTCTGCTGTTCCTTCGGGCTTGCGCTGCGCAGGTCTTTTGCCATCTGGCTCATTGCGAGGCAAAGCTGAATGTAGCTCTTGAGCTTGCCTGCGTGAAGCCCGTTCTGCTTGCCGCCTGCGGGCTTGTCGAACTGGAAAAGGCGGAATTCAATCGTGCCTTTTGTGAAGGTGGCGTGGAGGTTCAGCATATGGTAGCGGCTGTCGTTGTAGTGGTGGGTTCTGCCGTAGTCGCATCCCTGTGCGCCGTACCAGATGTCTGCAAGCTGCGCCATCGTGGTGGGCTTCTTTTTGTTGAGCTGCTGCAGGAAATTCGGGTTTACCGTTCTGCAGTAGCGGTTCATGCGGCTGCTGTCAACCTTGATTGCTTCGGCGATCAGCGTTTCGTGGCTTGCCATCAGGTTTGCGAGGTTTCTCAGGCTCTGCGGTGTGTGTCCCGCTGCGCCGATGTGAATGTGAACTCCGCAGCCTCTGGTGTAGTCGCTCTTTGCGCCCGCCTTGCGAAGGCGTCTGATCAGCTCCTGCAGGGTTTCGATGTCGGCGTAGTGCAGGATCGGTGTGACCAGTTCGCACTTTTCGCTGTCCGGTCCGCTGATGCTGCAGTCGCGCTGGAATTTCCACTCGCGTCCCTGTGCGTCCCAAGCGCTGTAGGTTTCGTAGCCGTTGCGGTGGGCGGTGTACTCGCTGCGGTTTGTGCCGAAGAACTCGGCGGCGAGCTTTGCGGCAGCCTTGCGGGTGATGTTGTTCATCTCAACCTCAACCCCGATGGTCTGCTCCTTCATTCTGTTGATCTGTGCCTGTGTCTTTGCGTTCATGGTGGTATCCTCCTGTTTGGTTTTTGGTGTGTTTTCCCTTTCGGTAGTCACATATTAACTCTAAACCGAGGATATATCAAGCCGCTAAAACCACAGAATATCGAGGAAAATACAGCCTTGATGATTGTGTAGTATACACCCTTGACTTACTTGCAATTGTGTGGTAATATGGGGTACGATGGAATAGGTCGTCACATTTTCCGGCGTCCCCGGAGGCTATAAAATCAGCCGCCGGATAAGCAGATGCCCAGCAAGGCACGAGCGCTGGCAGTCGCTTATACAGAGTTGATGACCTCGAACTCATCTGCGCCTTCGATCAGCGCAAGGCTTCTGCCGTTATCCCACTTCATATGAATGTTGCCTGCGTCGTCGATGATTGCAACCGTTCCGGTTGTTCCGGGCGGCACGGGCGCGATGTCGTCCGCCATGCAAATCAGGCGGATGCGTGTACCTGCGGGATAACGCTCCCGCAGGGCTTTCAGTTCAGCGTCATTCGGAAACCGCATCGTCGGCACCTCCTTCGGGCTTGCCGCACGTTTCGCTCTGCGAAACTGCGCAGTTTGCTTGCAAACGTGCGTGGCGGAAGGCGGAGCTTCCGGTCAGGTTGCGGAGCAGAACTTTGCGGGCTGCCTTGTAGTCTGCGCCGATCATGCCGAGGCGCAGGAGGAAGCAGCGGAATGCGTACTTCTCGTTGTCGCTGGTGTCCGGCTTATTGACCACACGCTGCAGGTTCTTTGCAAACTCGCAAAGCACGGTGATGAATTTGGCGTAGGCATCGCCATCGCCGTCCTTCTCGACCGTGAACCACGGGAACTCGACCGTTTCCTCACACTCGTTGACCGCAAGGCTCTCCGTGTTCAGTGCGTGCTTCAGGAGCGTTTCCTTGTTGGCGATGAGCTGGAGCAGATTGTTCATCGACTGCTCCGTGAAGAAGTCTCTCGGCATCGAAATCGTCAGCGCCACCAGCTCGTCCTCTGCGGTGTAACCTGCCTTCTGCAATTCGCTCCGGATGTCGTCCGGAAGCTCATCGCCGTGCAGCACCGCTTCCTTGTCGAGGGTGTATGCCCCGATCTGGTATCCGCAGCTCGGAACGCCGAGGTAATTCACCTCGCTGCCGGTCAGCTCACCGATCTTCTGCGCCAGTGCCTTGCGCCGGCTCTTTTCAATATTGAACTTGATATTCATGATGTGACCTCCTGTTTTTTACCGCTTGCTGCGGTTTTGATTGTAGTCACATATTAACTCTGAACCGCACAGATAGCAAGACTGTAAACTGCCGAAATAACTGAAAAAGCCATTCCAAATTCACGCACTATTAGACAAAAAAGAAAAATGTGAAATACTCTTGACAAACTTAAGCACCTGTGATATAATATGAGTGTTAACAGTAATATTACTAATATTACTACAATAAATATGACGGAGGTTATCCTTATGAAAAACAATCCAAATCCAGATTTTCTGCCAGTACAGAATCAGGGGCAACGTGATATCATGGATATGAGTCTTCGTGAAATCCAGAGCCTTGATCCCAATGCAAAACTTATTTCACAGGGGCAAACACTGGAATTACAAGCCAATACTGAAATTGGGTTTGTTCGTGCTAAAGTTACACAGCGTCCGTTGGGGCAAGATCGTGAATTAAGTATTACACCACCACATACCCGTGAAACACAAGGTGCTTTTGAACAAACTGTTATGGAGCGTCTTAATTCTGGTCTCACACAGCAGCAAGTTGCAGATGCAACAGGCATTTCACAGTCAAGAGTGTCACAGATTAAACGCAAGTATTCTAAATAATTATTCTGCGTTCATCTCAACCTCTTTGACCAGATCGGAATAAGGAATCTGCTGTCCGTTACGAATTACATACACGCCTTCGGCATTCCCGGTGTCCTCAACGTAGCGCCGGAGAATGACGGAGGCGTATTTTTCGTCAAGCTCCATCATGTAGCAGATGCGGTTTATCTGCTCACACGCCATGAGCGTCGAGCCGCTGCCGCCGAAGGTGTCGATTACCACAGCATTCTCCTGTGTGGAGTTTCCGATAGGATAGGCAAGCAAATCCAACGGCTTTGAAGTTGGGTGGTTCGCATTGCGCTTCGGCTTGTCGAAATTCCAGATGGTCGTCTGCTTGCGGTCGGAATACCACTTGTGCTTGCCGTTCTGCATAAAGCCATACAGCACAGGCTCATGCTGCCACTGGTAGTCGGAGCGACCAAGGACAAGGCTGTCCTTCACCCAGATGCAGCAGCCTGCAAGGTGGAAGCCTGCGTCGATGAACGCCCTGCGGAAGTTCAGCCCTTCGGTGTCTGCGTGGAACACATAAGCCGCACCGCCCTTTTCGAGGTGGTCTGCCATACACTTGAAAGCGGAGAGCAGGAAGTTATAAAACTCCTCGTTCTTCATGCTGTCGTTCTGAATGGTGAGTCCGCTGCCGGACTTGAATGACACGTTATACGGCGGATCGGTCAGGATGAGGTTTGCTTTCGTGTTGCCCATCAATGTATTTACATCTTCGGGGCTGGTCGCATCACCGCACATCAGGCGATGCCTGCCGACCGTCCACACGTCACCGCGCTCCACGAAAGAAGCCTTCTCCAACGCTGCCGTCAGGTCGAAATCGTCGTCCTTTGCATCGGAATCCGTGCCGTCGGAGAACAGGTCAGCCAGTTCCTTTTCATCAAATCCGGTCATGGCGAGGTCGTAGCCGAGGTCTTGCAGTTCCTGCATCTCCACGGCGAGAAGCTCCTCGTCCCAGCCTGCGTCCATTGCCATGCGGTTATCGGCAAGGATGTAGGCTTTCTTCTGCGCATCGGTCAGGTGGTCAACATAGACACACGGCACTTCCGTGATGCCTTCCTCCTTCGCCGCCATCAGTCTGCCGTGACCTGCGATGACATTATACTCCCGGTCGATGATGACCGGATTGACAAAACCGAACTCACGCAGCGAGGAACGGAGCTTCTTGATCTGCTCCGGCGAGTGAGTGCGGGCGTTATTTACATACGGGATGAGCTTGTCGGTGCTGACAAGCTGAAAGTCAGTCGTTGTTTTCATGTGTACCTCACTTCCTGCTGCGGAGTAGCTGCTCCATCATATCGTCCTGCGGAGAGCCGTCAAACTTGGTGGTGCAGTTCTGCTTCACGATATCGAAGATCTCGTACCAGAGCAGATTTGCCTGTTTCTGATAGGACTGGCTGAGGGATGCGAACGGGGATGCCACCACGCCGCCGGTCGTCGGATGCTTGCCGAGCAGACCGTAGGTCGAAAGCGCTTCTTCGCACTGTACGAAACGAGCGAACGCCAGCGAGTAGCTTTCGAGCAGTCGCTTGTTGACCAGCTTTTCGCAGCCGCGATTCTTCAGCCATATCCATGTTTCCTTGTAGATTTCATCAGCGCCGAGGGGCTTGCCGTCCTTCTGCCGTGCCGAGAGGTATTCACTCGGCGAGGGCATATCCTCACCAACGAGATCGGCGGCATCATCAAGGTCTGCTCCCTCCAGTGCGGTCGGGGTGAATTCGATGATGTCGGCATCCTCTCCTGCGGCAATTTTCTCGGCGAGGGGCTTCGGCTTGTCGCCTGCACGGACACGTCGTCCGCCACGGTTTGTACCGTCCTTTGCCATATCATCACCTGCCTATAAAAAATGCCGAAACCACGTGGATTTCGGCTTGTAAAATATTCGAGGGGGTTAATCGGGTGTTTGAACCGGACTTTTTGTGCGTGAGAGGGGGCGCCGGTCTTTTCGTGATTTGACTGTAGAGATTTCGATACCCCCGGGGGGCAGTACTTTCGCACATAAAAATAGCACTCGCTGCTTTTGCGGCAAGTGCTATCGTTTTATTGTAGTAAGAAATCAATCACATTGACAACCTTGATGCCGTCTTCATCCATGGGCAGTTCATCCATTGTGATGATATACTTGGGATAGTGATCATGCACACGCTTCAGCGGCGTGATTTCACGTTCAAAGGTGTTCTCATCCATAACGGTTGCAGAAACCTGATAGTAGATCTTTTCGCCATTACGCTCTGCAATAAAGTCGATCTCCAGCTCACCGACCTTGCCAATGCTCACCTTGCAACCACGGCGGATCAGTTCCAGATAGACGATGTTTTCAAGGATATGACCAATGTCACGTCTGCGGTTGCCAAGCAGTAACCGACGAAGTCCCATGTCCACGGCGTAGTACTTTTCAAGTGATTTCAAATGTTGTTTGCCCTGCACATCGTATCGCTCTGCTTTATACAAAATGAAAGCATCACAAAGTGCAGTGACATAGTTTTCAGCGGTCACAGGCGTTGTTTTTCTGCCGAAAGAAGTCAGGCTGTCTGCAATCTTCTTAGATGACACGATGTTGCCGATGTTGTCAAACAAAAATTTCACAACGCTTTCTAGCAATTCGATGTCATTGATACGCTTTCTTGCGGCAACATCTTTCACCAGTACGGTGTGATAAATGCCGGAAAGATAGTCATCTCTGATCTCATCATCCGCAATCTGCACAGCATAAGGAAAACCGCCATACTGAAAGTAATTCTGCCAAGCGGAACGCCTGTCAAGTCCGGATAATTCCAGATATTCTGCAAACGATAACGGCAGCATAGGGATTTCGATATATCTGCCGGAAAGCAAGGTTGCAAGCTCACCGGACAGCATATGTGCGTTAGAACCTGTGATATAAATATCCGTATTTTCACGGATAAACAGAGAATCCACTGCCTTCTGGAAACCGGGGACAGCCTGTATTTCATCAAGGAAAATATAGGTCATCTTGCCTTGGGAAAGACGCTTTGTGACATAATCATGCAGTGCGTGATACTCCAGAAGATGTTCATTTGCCACATCCTCGAAATTGATGGCAATGATCTGTTTGGGACTGATACCCGATTCCAGAAGATATGCCTGAAACTGTTTCAGCAGTGTGGACTTGCCGCATCTGCGGACACCTGTCACGACCTTGATGATCTGCTGATCCTTCAGCTTCTTGATTTTATCCATATACAGTTTACGCTCAACCATACTATCACCTCTGTTTTAGTATACCACAAAAAGATGATAAAAGTCAAGAGTTTTTGAAGTCAACTTCAAAAAGTTCTATTTGTATGAATAAAGCGGTCTGCTGTCCTCATTTCCGGTCTTCTTATCATGGCAGTGCTTGCATAACGCCTGCCAGTTCGTATCGCTCCACATCAGGTAGTGGTCACCACGATGCGGAACGATATGGTCAACGACCGTTGCGGTCACATACTTTCCCTCCGCCAGACACTTCACGCACAGCGGATTCTTGCGGAGGTAGGCCTTGCTTAATCTCTGCCACTTACTGCCGTAGCCACGCTTGGCGGCTGACGGACGGTCAGGGTGCAGGGGCTTGTGCTGTTCACAGTATTGTTCTTCTGTAAGGTTCGGACAACCTGGATGACTGCATGGTCGCTTGGATTTGCGGGGCATGATTCACCTCCACAAGGTATGAAAAAAGCCCTTACAGCGGTACTGCAAAGGCTCTGTATATTATTTGCTATTATATATTCTATCACACTTCGGCTTGAATATCAAGTCTTATGAACTCTCATCCACTCTCAACTTTTCGACTGCCTTGGCGTGAAGCCTGTAGATGTGCTGTACGCTGTACCCGAACTCCGCTGCAATAGCATTCCACGTCTTAAATTCAAGGTAACGCTTGGTCAGCAGATCACGGTCATCACTGTCATCAATAGCCTGAATTCGCTTATCCATATCGGCAAGCAGGGCATCATACTCTGCCTGCGTTTCCTTGATTTCTTCTTCCAGTGCCATGATTCTGAAAACCGTACCCTCCATTTTACTATGGTCGGGAGAAGCGATTCTCGGCATATCATTCAAGCTACTGCCGTTCATACCCTCTGCTCTCTGACGAAGTACATGGATTTCGTTGATTTTACGCTTGATTCGTCTGCGGAGTCGTCCTGCCTGTTCCAAATATTCCTTCATGCCGTACCTCCTCACTTCAATCTTGCTTTTACGGCCTGCAGCATCGCCGCCTGTGTTTTATCCTTGCTTTCCAGCACTTTCATGATATCCTCGTCAATTGTCCCCACCGAAACGAGGTGGTGAATGATAACGGTGTCCGCCGTCTGTCCCTGCCGCCAAAGTCGTGCATTGGTCTGTTGATACAACTCCAACGACCACGGCATCGTGTACCAGACAATGGTACTGCCACCCGATTGCAGATTCAGTCCATGTCCGGCAGAGGACGGCTGTATCAGTGCAATCGGGATTTTTCCCTTGTTCCAGTCGGCGATGTCGGCATCGGTCTTGATCTCCCGGCAGTCGAAGCGCTGCATGATGCTGTCCCGTTCGTGCTTGTACCAGTAGGCGATCAGGGCAGGCTTGCCGTTCTGCGCTTCGATGAGGTCTTCCAGCGCATCCAGCTTGTGGTCGTGGATGTGCATGGTGCTTCCGCTGTCGGTGTAGATCGTACCGCCGGCAAGCTGTGTCAGCTTTCCGCACAGGACACCGCCGTTCGCTGCGGAGATCGGCTCGTCTACGAACTCGACACACATCTCCTGCTCCATGTCCTTGTAGATGCGGAAGGCATCCTCTTCCAGCTCCACCTTGTCGGCGACCATGACCAGCTCCGGCATGGTCAGGTGGTCGGTGGTCTTCATGGAGATGCTGATGTCGGCGATCTTGCCGTAGATCTCCTTTTCCGCACCCTTGCGGGGCGTGTAGGTAAAGCCGTTCCAGTCGGGCGTGAAGTAGGCATCACGGTATTGCCCGATGCGCTTTCCCAGCCGGACACCCTTGTCCAGCAGGCGGAACTGCGCCCACAGATCCATGAGACCGTTGCTGCACGGTGTACCCGTCAGCCCGATGATGCGCTTCACGAACGGTCGCACCTTCCGCAGCGCACGGAAGCGCTTTGACTGATGGTTCTTGAAGCTGGACAGCTCGTCGATGACCACCATGTCGAAATCAAACGGCATCCCGCTGCTTTCGATGAGCCACTGGACGTTCTCACGGTTGATGATATACAGGTCAGCTTTCTGCCGGAGAGCCGCAAGGCGCTGGTCACGGCTGCCGAGAACCAGACTGTAGGTCATGCCTTTCAGGTGATCCCACTTTTCGATCTCGGCTGCCCAGCTATTCCGGCAGACACGGATCGGTGCAATAATCAGCACCTTGTGTACCTCGAAGCGGTCGAACATCATGTCGTTCAGCGCCGTCAGGGTGATGCTGGTCTTGCCCAGTCCGCATTCCAGCAGGACGGCAGCTTCCGGATGTGTCTCGATGAAGTCCACGGCGAACTTCTGGTAGTCATGGGGTTTGTACTGCATCAATGATCCCTCCGATCTGATCGGGGCTGTCCAGTACAAATGCCTTGAAACCCAGCCGCCGAAGTGTTCTGATACGCAAGCGCTGCAGCGGACGGGGCGTTTCACCGGGAGACTTGACCTCCACAAAGGCGATCCTGCCGAACGGCATCAATACGATGCGGTCAGGCACACCTGACGTTCCGGGAGAAGTGAACTTCCAGCAGACACCGCCCGCTGCTTTCACGGCTTCGACCAGTTTTTCTTCAATTGATTTTTCTCGCATAGATTCGACCTTTCCGGCGATTTATGGAAGTCATAGGAACTCGTTTGCAAACCTTTCCATAGGAAGAAATTTCTATGATTTTTCTCGCCTGCGTAAAGTCTGTATTTGACTTCCTATGACTTCCATAGTCCCGATTTTACGATGTTTTTAAGGCTTTTTGAATGGAAGTCGATCAGTTCAAAAAGTCGGATTTGATGGCGATACCCATAATGACGTTGTAGGACATCGTCTTCTTTCTCTTGAAACCTGCCTGCTCCAAAGCTCCATAGAAGTCGGTGGTGCTGCGAACATACTCGCCGTTTGCGTTACAGTAATCACGGTACTCCTTGTAGAGGTCGCCGGATTTTGCTTGATAGCTCTTATCCACCTCACAACGGTCATCGATGAACGCACCCAGCCAGTCATTGCCTTCACGATACGCACCGATGGCATCCATTACGCATTGCGGGCGGTCTACCTTGAAATCGGCAGCGACCACCTTCATCGCACCCTCGATCAGCCACGAAAGCACCGCACCGCCTGCATTGTCGATCAGATATTGGGTATAATTCTTCTTGTCAGCCTGTCCCTGAATCTTGGCATGGAACGGGATCACGATCAGTCTGCGCCAAGTGCCGTCATCGGAAGCCGCCACCTTCGGCAGGTGGTTCGTGTACAGCACCAGCGTGTGGCTCGGCTCGAAGGAGAACGGAGCCTTAAACTTCTTCTCGGCGAAAATGGGATCGGTCGAACAGAGCTGCTTGACCACACTGGTGTTCAGGCGCATCCCTTCCTGCAGCTCTGCCGCAATGATGAGACGCTTGCCCTTCAGCTCCGCCATTTCGGGCTTGACGTTTCTCTTGCAGTTGACGGTCAAAGCATCGGCAGAGATGTTGCCGGAATAACTGCCCAGCACCTTGTAGATGACGTTCCAGAAGGTAGACTTGCCGTTTCTTCCGTCACCATAGGCGATAATCATCGACTCCACATACACCTTGCCGATCAGACACAGGCCGCAGATCATCTGCACATAGTCAATAAGGCTTTGGTCGCCGCAGAAGAACACCTGCAAGGCATCCTCCCAGATCTGCCGACCTTCCTCATTCGGTACGACCGCCGTCACTTTGGTTAAGAGGTCGGTAGGATCGGTCGCTTTCCAGCCATCCAGTCCTTTAGACAGGTCATAAGTGCCACCGGGGGTATTGAGCAGGAACGGATTGCCGTCAAGCTGCTCTGGGTGTTTCAGCACCAGCGGCTTTGCGGCATCAAGAGCATTGTTCAGACTGCGGATATGGCGGTACTTCATGACGAAACTTCTGTAGGCGTTCGAGAACTCCAGTCCGCCGAAAGCGACAAGCTGATCGGGATTCAGACTGTCCCTGAACTTTTTACCGCCCGCTTTTGCAAGCAATCGGGGGACGCCCAGACGTTCCAAGGTACACAAATGTTGTTCTATGTTCTGTTCCGCTTCTGCAAGCTGTGCGTCCGTGTGTTCGATCATCGCCATGACTGCCGCCTGTTCGGACTCTTCCCAGTAGATTCCGTTGTAGCGGAGAAATCCTGTTGCCACCGTGAATACGATCTCATCGCCGAAGCAGGTCACGAACGTGCGGGCTTCGCCGACGTCGGAGAAGTCATCGGGGACGAGGTTGTTTTCGCCGTACTGGTCGGGAGGGACATAGCCGTCCTGCGAGGTGACCTTCTTGCCGAACTTGCAGGCGCTCTGCCAGATACCCTCCAGCTCCTCATCGTCGAGGGGAGGATCGCACTCGTCAGCCTTTTCGAGGAACTTCGCATGGGCTTCCTCGGTGACACCGAAACGCTTGACCAGCTTGCCCGCCATACGGGACATGGTGCTGTTGCGCTGTCCCTGCGGAATGCTGCGGTTCTGCTTCATCAAAAGCAGCCAGTCCTCAATCGACAGGCTGCCCTCATGCCAGAATACATCGCCCTTTGCACCGAACAGAAAACGTGAAGCATCAAGGGCATTGCCGTCAAAGAATGGCAATTCCTTGAAAATGCGAGCCTTGACGGATTTGTGGATACCAGCATCCTTGCAGGCACAGGTCGGAAAGAATACATGGAAACGAGGTCTTGCGGATACAGAACCTTTCGGCAGCATATGATGGCGGCTGTAGGTGATCGCAAATGCAACATCAGACAGCAGTACCGACAGCTTTTCAGCGGTCATCCAATCATTGGGGTTGTCGGAGTGGTCATTGTCACAGTCCATCGGTACAACGTCCGACAACCGGAAATTGGCATCGCTGCGTGAGAAATGGTCATACAAGGCACACACATGGTCGGCAGCAACCGCTTTCTTCAGATCCGCTTCTGATGTTATGACCTTTGGGTGCGGATAGAGTGTGTTCTTTTCATTGCCGACACAATCGGCAGTATACAGGGTGAACTTCATGTGGTTTCCTCCAATTCCTCGCTGAAATAGCGAATTTTCATGTGCTTGCGCTTTGCCCGGTCGATCTCTGCCTTCATGCCGGAGCTGACCGTGCTGCCGAACACCCACAGCTCTGCGCACTTGCTCATCAGTACCCAGTTCATGAAGATCGCTATATCCCGTTCCGCAGGGATATTGTCGTCCATGAACTGCGTGAAGTAGATGTGGGGCGTGATCGGCAGACAGTGCTGCTCGACTGCAAACCGGCTGTAGCGCTTGGCGTTCTCGACGTTCTTTTCCGTGTTGCCGGAGTAGGGAGAGCAGATATACACGATCGGGCGGAAGGCGGCAGCTTTTGCCGCAGCCTTCTCCTCACGCTCGATGCGGGTGAACGCCTCATGTTCCGTCGGACTTGCATAGCCTTCGCTGTTATAATAATCAGCCATGCTTCACCTCGTTCCTGCCGCAGGGCTTCCTGTCGCAGCCCTTATTGCAGAGCTTCCCGCAGCGGGGGCATTTCACATAGACGTTCTCCGGTTTGACCAGCTTGCCGCTGACCAGCGCATAAAACCATTCAATGCTGTATTTCATAATCTCAATCCTTTCTGTAAAATTCGCATTCATATCCGTCCGCCCGCAGGAGTAGACCTTCTGCCCATGCTGGCTTTCTCTCCATTTGTCGGCATACTTCTTCCATCGACATCCTGCGGTCTGCCTCTATAATCATTTCATCGTGTATGTGACCGACGATAAAACAGTGCGACAGCGTCTGCATAGAGAACATCAGCAGATCGCGGGCGATCGCCTGTACGATATTCTCTACAAACTTCGGACCGTAGCTCTCGATGCGCTCCCATTTCTTTGATGCACCGACACCCATATAGGTCACGGACTCGCCGCCGAACTGATTTTCTCCGATCCTCGGCTGTGCGTAGCAGAGCTTCCGTCCGGACGGCAGCGTGATGAACAGCATCTTGCTCTGATAGCTGAAGCTGAGTCCGTGTGTTTCTGTCGTTGTCTTCTGCTTGATCGCCTTCTTGACGACATCATCGACCGCCCACCAGAGGTCTACGATATGGGGAGATGCGTCCCGCCAATCGTTCACGATCTGCTTTAGCTCCGCATCGGTGAGGTTGAGGTCTTCACCGCCCATCGCCTTCATAGCGCCGACCGATCCGCCGTAGCCGCAAGCCAACTCCGCCACCTTGCCCTTTTGCCGTAAGTGACCGTTGACACCGTGCTTGACCACCGGAACACCGAACATCTTTGATGCCGACGCGCAGTAAATATCCGCGCCGTTCGCAAAAGCGTCCATGCGCCACTGCTCTCCGGCAATCCAAGCTATAACTCGCGCTTCAATCGCCGAGAAGTCCGCAACAATAAACTTATATCCCGGTCTGGGTACAAAAGCAGTGCGGATGAGCTGCGACAGCGTATCAGGCACATCCTCATAAAACATCTTTACCTCATCGTAGTAGCCGTACTTGACTGTATTTCTCGCTTCGGTCAGGTCAGGAATATGATTCTGCGGCAGGTTCTGTAACTGAATAATGCGCCCTGCCCAGCGTCCAGTGCGGGAAGCGCCATAAAAGCTGAACATTCCTCTCGCACGGTAATCTGAGCAGGCTGCCGTCTGCATCGCCTGATATTTCTTCACGCTCGACTTTGACAGCATAAGCCGCAGCTCCAGCACTGACTTCACCGGATCTTTCGCTGTCTTGAGCAGTTCCTTCACGGCTGCCTTGTCCAGACAATCCGACTTATATCCCTGTTCGCCGAGCCATTCCAAAAGCTGATACACGGAATTCGGATTCTCGATGCCGGTAAGCCTACGCATTTCCGCCGACAGTGTTGCTTTCGCCTGTGCGTCAAGCGTCAGTGCAGCATCGACCAGTTCCATGTCGACACGGATACCGCGATCGTTTATCTCCTGATCCAGATAAAACTGTTCCCAGATGAAATCCGGTACCGGGAAACGTGAAAGGCGCTGATCAATGGCAAGCTCCGCCTCCACGTCCTGTTTGTTATATGCCTTGAAGGTTTCCCACTTATCCAGAGCGTCGGCAGGTGTATGAAACTGCGGGATACCGTTTTCTGTCTTATACGGAACACAAAAATATTTGATGAGCGCCTTGCCCTCCGGCATCTTCTGCTGTTCCAGCTTCAGGGCAGCACCTGCAGAAGCCAGTGTCGATGGCAGACCGAGCGTCCGGCAATGGATCATGGTACACTGCCAGCCGACCGGACTCAGATAATCGCCAACTGTATCCTCATTGATGCTGTAGTTGCAGAAGATCTGCGGATATTCCTCGCGCAGATATTTTGAGAGACATACACGTTCAAATTGCACATTGAACGCTCGCTTGATGACCGATTCATCGGTGAGTGCAGAAAGAATATCATCCGGGACACGGTCGCCGTTAGCCAGATCATAAAGCTGCACTGCACCGTCATCAACTGAGACGCTCATAAGCGTGATAGCAAAATACGGAGAATCGGCGTAAGCGTACACACCACACTTGGTGATGTCACGGTCACTCCGAGTCTCCAAATCGATTTCTATGGTTTTCATGGTAACACTTCCTTTAAACCCACCCGGACGGTATCCCGTCAGTCGCCCTCCCGACATCAGTTATTTAGGACAGGAAATCATCATCGTCATCATCAGCGAAATCATCCTCTGCACGGCTCTTACCACCGAGAGGTTCACCGTCACGGAGCTTCTGGATATTGTTCAGACCGCAAGCAATGCCACGGTTGCCGTTGGTATTGAATGCGTAAAAGTTGATGGACGCTCTGCCGTAGATACCGCTGTAGATTTCGCTTGTATCGAGAATCGGCTGACAATCCGCATCCACCACACCGGGCTTGCTTGCAGAGTTAGCATTGATGAAGTAGCTGTTCGCATAAGCCGGATCGTCCGGACGTTCCGTGTCACCATCACGTAGAGGTGTCTTAAGAACGGAGAGCGCCGGTACGGACTTGCCGTTGCCCTTCAGCTTGGACTGACCTTCCTCATACGCCGCCTGAATTGCCGCCTTCACCTTTTCCACGGTTGCGGTATCGGCCTTGGGAATGATAAGGGACACGCTGTACTTCGGTGTACCGCCGTTGATGGACTTCGGCTCATTCACGATGAGATAGCTGAAACGTGTGTCTTTGCCTGTGATTACCTTTGTAGGATTCTTAAACTTTGCCATATTAATTTTCCTCCTTGAAATCGTCTTGTGCTGTATTCCATACCGGACGCTTGTCCGACTCTGGTACGAGTGTGGGCTTGCCCTGCGGCTTTTCGATCAGGGAGCCGAGCAGGGAGTTGAATTTCTTAGTGCCGAGCAGCTTGGTCATTGCGGTCACGCCCATGAGCTTCTTCTCATACGGATCGTAGCCCGCCTCGGTGACGACCGCTGCAACGGCATCGCCGTCTGTATATCTGCGGTTGCTGCGTCCTTCCACAACCTTGAAGCCGGGGTACTGTTTGCCGCTGATCGCCTGTTCGAGTGCGTATGCCTTGATGTCGTTCACCCAGCCGATGAAGGTGTCCGCCCGGTCGAGGATCATGCTGATCTCGTCATCGGCGAGTGTGTCCGGGACAGCGAAATCATACTGCGCCATCTGGAGATTGTACTCCGCCCGCTTTCGGCAGGTCGCCTTGATCTTGCAGAACTGACAGTGCTTGCCCGCCTTGTAGTCGCCCTCGCCCTTTGCCGCAAGCGCCGCAGCGGGGATGAGGACTTCGTCTGCCCAGCGGAGAAGCTCGTCCTTCGTGACCTCCGCAGTGCTGATGTTGTCCCTGCGAGGCTGAAAGATAATCATGCGGACGGTCTGGATGTCGTACAGGGACTCGAAGAGGTTGAGTGCGCCGAGGGCGTACATCCGCATCTGGCTGTTGCCCTCGGCATCCACCAGAACGCCCAGACCGTATTTGAAGTCCACAACCGTCAATGTGCCGTCTGCGACACAGATGCAGTCCGCCGTGCCGAAGCTGTCCTTCACCCAGCGGGAGAAGTCGAGCCGCTGTTCCACGAGAACGAGAGGATCGGGACAGCTCTCCTTCGCCGCCTGCACCTGTTCCATGACGAATTCGCAGTAAGCGTCAGTGCATTCTGCCATTTCTTCGTCGAAGTACTCCAGATCGTCAGTGGGATCGCGCACCTTGAAGCCGAGCGCCTTCTTGATTTTGTACTCGCAGAGGGCGTGAGCGTCCGTGCCTTGCTGTGCGTAGGAGCTTCCGGTGTCGCCGCCCGCATTCTCCTTTGCGGAGGGCGGGCAGTTGATCCAGCGCTCACTGCTGGACGGAGCGAGAAGTGCGTGACTCATACCAATCCCTCCGCTTCTGCCAGCACCGCAGCGTAGTCGCTTTCGGCGATGTCGGAGAGCTTCTCTGCGCCGTACTTGGCGATCAGCTCCTTGACCTCTGCCGTGTGTCCGCTGCGGCTGATCTCTGAAAGACGGCTGCGGAGCTGAACGAAGGTGACAGGCTCGTCCTTCGATGTGCTCTCCTGCAGCTCCTCTTCCGTCGGTTCGTAGATGGGCTCGAACGTTGCGAGGTACCCATCAGTGGTCTGTGTCGTGTACTCCTGCAACGCAGCAGTAAGGGCAGCCAGTGCGTTGATAATTTTCACCATTGTTTCCATTCTTCAGTTCCTCCTTTGCCAGATTTGTCGCCAGTCTTTTTGCTACCACGCTGATTGCCAGCAAGGTATCAATCAGTTCCTTTGTAACCATGTTCCTCACCTCCTCAAAAGCAATAGGACAGTTCTCTGCGTTTTGAGTACCGGTTTAGAAAAAATCCTGCAAATTATTTTTCAGATCCTCAAAAATGGCTTTCTTGCGTTTGTTTACTCCCTTCTGTGACATACCGATTGCTTCAGCAATTTCACGTTCCGATGCACCTTCACTGAACATGGTGATGATGGTCTGGTTTTCTTCGGACAGTTCACCGATATGATGCCAGAGTGCCTCCAACAGCATAGCGTCCATCACAATATCTTCCGTACTTGCTGTATATGTAGCAGAATCCTGCTGACGATGAACACCGTCCTGTGTGCTGCGGAAACCGCCGGTTTCTTCCATCGCATCAATAGAAATCGGTGTGCCGGACTTTGTGCGAGGACAGGCAGAGCAGTTGCCGTCGCAGCGCACCAGCTTGCCGTTCTCATTGCTGACCGCGCACTTCTTGCTGCGCTGGAGCGCCTTCTCCTCCTTCCAGATCGGGCGCATCAGCTCGTGATAGAGCTGCTCGTCCTCGATCTCCACAAAGTAGACCGATGTGCGCTTGCCCTCCAGCATAATAAAGGTGATCTCGCTGGGATCGATGCCGACCTGCTTGGCGTATTCCTTGTCCATCTCAATCGGAACTCTGTACTTCTTTTCTTTGGTTGTCATAGCTTGTCCTTTCTGCCGGATGCAGTAAAGGCAAAAGGACATAAAAAACAGGAGCCGGTGAGATACCGTCTCCTGTGCTGCCGAAAAATGGGTACAGCAAGGGAAGGGTATCTCTAAACCGGACTATCAGCTTTGCTGATAAGTCCTGATTTGAAATATCCTTGTGCCCTGAGCTGTACACACTCCGGCTTTAAAAATATTTATTTGACCGCCCTCGGCGGAAATGAACTTGTTTACTATCCCTATTATATCAGCAGAAACCGGAATAGAAAAAACTTGGCGAGTCGCGCTTCAAAACCGCATATTTACGTAGAATCAGGATGTTTGCAATTATTCTAAAGAACCTTTATCGCAAATAAGCGTAAAAAATCCGACTCGACGAGTCGGAAAAATTTGCAAAAAAATACCCGCGCAATTTTGCGCGGGTTATAACTATGCTCTTTGATGTGTTCCAAGAGGTTCATATCCATACGATATTAGAAATTCATTGCATTCTTCAATAGGACGTCCTGAAAAGCCTGTAATACAGAACCTTAGTGCTTGATGTTCATCAGAGTTGTCAAATGCGTGTCCAGCTGATTGAAGGAGTTTTTCGGTTACATCAATTCCCAGATCCAAGCCTCGTGCAAATGCAACTATTGTACGTAAATTCGGGGTTGTTTTGTGGTTCTTCAGAGCTTTTCTGTATACTTCTTCTCCAAGACCGGTTATGGAACAGAAGTGAGACTTACTCATACCTTTAGACTCAATTATCTCATACATAAGCTGCCAGCAAGTCTTTACTTCACCGAAAGTAATCTTTCTATCTGCCTTCTGACGTTCAAATTCCTGACGTTTCCTTTCTATTGCTTCCGAAATTACAGTGCTATTCTGCTCAAAATCGAACCTTGATAACTCATATTCCGGATTATCGTGATGCATTATCTCTATTGGAAGATGTTTATGCCCTTCTAAAGGACTGATTTTCTTCCATGCAAACTGTAATGCACATTTGTCAAGATTTGCCCATGCGTATTCTGTTAGACTGTATTTTCCAGAATCATCGCATTCAATGTAGGCGGCATCATCAATCACATAATAACCGTCAACATATTTGAAAAGCCCTGAATCAATAAGCTTCCTGAATTCTGAATCATTACTATAGGCGTGAAACGCGTCCTCGCGGTTAATATAGCAATGATGACCGGAGCTATAATGGTAAGCGCCTGCTGCTTCCTTAAATCCAGTCTCAATCATTCTTATAAGAGCAGATTGTCTTGATACGCCGTAGAATTCTGCAAGTTCATCAGCAATACACGTTAAAACCTGAATCTTTAGAGGCGTGTTATTATAATCATATCTTTCATAAAGCTCGCGGACTTTAGCTTGAAAAGGGCTTATAGGCATAAGAATACGTGGTGCCAGATTGTTAGCCTGCCACTCCATGTACTGTTCATCTGTCCATTTGCCTTTTTCAGAAGGATACACCATACTTGCAGGGCAACGGCAAGCAATCATCTTGCTTCCGCTTAGAATTTGCTTTATTGCAGCATACATTCTATGCTTGTACCAGTGATAAACTTCATGAGCAATCGTATTATTGACGCAGCCTAAATTTCTTTCCCAAAATGTACAGGCATCAATCAGTATCGTTCCTCGGCGAACATGAAGCGTGCTTTTAACACAGTTAAAAAGATCATACACCTCTGCCTCACCATCAGAAAAGCATATTTGACCGAAAATGCTGAAATCATCGGTTATTCGGTAACCTTGATAGATTTCCAATCCCATCGTTTCCGCAATAGAAGTTATCGGTACCGCCATGGGCTTTTCCAATGCTTCTGGGCAATACTTTTCTAAGAATGCTGTCGCTTCAGCTTCAAGGTCTTTTTTGTGAATGATCGGGACAATATTCTTTGATGCCGCTTGACCATCCTCCTTATGCTGACGCTTTCCTGTGTAAATAGAAACAGATGAGGAATCAAATGATTCAAGTTTATCAGTTATAACTGCAACACATGAGATGTCAAACCACTGAGAAATGTCACAATATGCACTGCCTCTATAGGTATCCTCAGTCAAATTGATAGTACATGACACTACAGCGTCAAAAATAAGCTGATCGCCATTTATTCGAACATTCTTAGTGAATTCAAGTATCATGTCTTCCAGCAATGCGCTTTCTGGATATTTGATTCTTGAAAAAGTCAAGTCCAGCTGATAGGGATGTGCAGTGATGAATGTCTGCACTTTTTCCCATATTCGCTTATAGCATTTTTCATAAACAAATCGTTCAATTTCGTTCTTGTAAGTACCCAAAACTGCAACACGCCCTTCCGTAAAGTAGTCAACTATTATTATAGCACAAACGCAGTAAGATTTCAATCACTTCGAAAGAAATTTCCTGCGTTTTTAAAGATTCTCTCTTGATTTCTTTATTAATCTGTGCTATACTGAACATATAAACATCGTTACAGTATGGATTAACGTGTTCTTAATGTAAAGAGGAAAGGTGAATTTTGTGGAAGTTAGTTATAAAAAGCTCTGGAAAATCCTTATAGATAAAGACATGAAAAAGAAAGACCTGCAGGCTGCTGCGGGTATAAGCTGGGCTTCAGTTACAAAACTATCCAAAAATGAAACTGTCAGTATGGATGTCCTAATGAAGGTCTGCAAGGTATTAGAATGTAACATAGGTGACATTGTTGACTTAATACCAATGGAAGAAAAAAATAATCCGTAAAGGAGTCTTCATATGGCAAGCAGTAACAACTCAAAGACAATAAGCGTTGCACACCCGCATACAATCAAGAAATTTGAATTGATTGAAGAATATATCACCACTTGGGCTGATATTCTTCTCCTAAACCCTAAATGTAACGGGATCATTTTTATTGATTGTATGTGTAACAGTGGCGTATATACGGACGACGATGGAAACGAAGTTTACGGTACACCGATACGAGTATCAAAAGTTCTTCTTGCAGCAGCGAGAAGATATCCTGCTAAACAAGTACACATTTACCTTAATGACAACAGTGAGGAAAAAATAGATCTTCTTTCAAAGCACCTGCCGCCCAACGAACGCAACTTTCAGATCATAACGACTACTATGGACGGAAATGATCTCCTGAAGCAAATCGGACCACAGTTGTACGGTCCAAACCATATGCATTATTTTCTGCTTTACGATCCATATGATGCGTCTATTAATTGGGATGCTCTTTTGCCGTTCTTTCGCAATTGGGGTGAAGTAATGATCAACCATATGGTTTCAGATCCGGTAAGAGCAATAAGAAGCGCAAAGAAAAGAACAACAAAAGAAAAATACGAGAACACCTATCTTGAAGAGTTTGAAAAACTGGTTCCTTATGGTAGTGATATGAAAGCATATGAAGCCAGAGTAGAAGAAATTATTAATACCCTGAAAGGAAACCGCAGGTACTTTGTCGCCGCTTTTCCGTTTTTTAACACACAAAATGCTCAAATGTACTATTTGATACACTGTACCAGCAACTTAAGAGGATTTAAGTTGTACAAAACAAGTGCATGGAAGGTATTTGATTCACAATCCGCCGGAAAGCGCTCAAGCGAAGACAGACAGTTAGCATTTGATCTTTTTGAAGACACTTCCGAGTTTGACACTAAGTCCTGTATGCATATTTTTGATATAGCAAAGTATCTTCAGCGCACTTTCAAAGGCAGACAAAATGTACCGTTAGATGAAATGTGGAGAATTCTTGAGTATCATCCTGTTTTTCCTTCGGACGGTTTTCGTAAAGAAATAAAAAAAGAACTGACAGAATCCTTCGGAGCTAAAATCGATACGATCATAAATGCTAATACTGGAAAGAGAGAAACTGTAATCTCCTTCTCTCTATAAAGACATATATAAGTAAGAGGTGAAGCATAGATGGCAACATCACAGAAATTCGGTGGTAATTGGACAGAAGAGAAACTGAACATCTTTACCAGCTATCTGGATGCATATCTAATCGCACTCCAGAATCAGAAGTTCAAAAAAATCTACATTGACGCTTTTGCTGGAACGGGTGAAATTGAAACTCGCGACGGAGACCGATACCTCATCGGTTCTGCAAAACGTGCATTAATGGCAGATAAAAAGTTTGATCTGTATTATTTTATTGAAGCTGATCCTCAGAAGGCAGCTGAGCTTCAGACAATGATAGACACTGAATTTCCTCATATGACTCGAATTTCAAAAGTTCGTTGTGGCGACGCTAATGATAAACTTGCAGAAATCATAGGAGAAATAAATTGGGATTTTAATAGAGCCCTCTTGTTCTTGGATCCGTATGCAACACAAGTGAATTGGTCAACACTTGAAAATGTTGCGCAGACCAAATCAATAGATGTGTGGTATCTTTTCCCGTTTTCTGCACTTGAGCGTATGCTTCCTAAGAACGGAAAATATCAACAGTGGGAAGACTGCATAGATCGTTTACTCGGCGATTCAGGTTGGCGTGAGGAGTTTTATAAAAAAGATCCCCAGTTATCATTATTTGATATGTTAGAAGACGATGAAGGCTCAAATGCTGAAGAACGGCTAATAAAAGATGCTGATCCTGAGCATATCAAAGACTATATTCTCTCAAGGCTTGAGACTATTTTTCCCTGCGTATCAAAGCACCCACGGATTTTTAGGAATAGCAGGCAATCACCTATGTTTCTCTTCTGCTTTGCAATATCCAATGATAGCACATCAGCACAAGGTCTTGCTTTGCGAATAGCAAACCATATCTTGAAGAATAAATAGGCGGAGGATGAACCTAACTTGAAAACCACTATCAGAAAGAGCATGCTCTACAAAACCGGCGTTGAATACGGCGATTATACAATGAATCACGTGCAAGGGTGTTCGCACGGTTGTTTGTATCCTTGCTATGCATTCCTTTTGAAAAAGCGATTCGGTCAAATAAAAAGCTATGAGCAATGGATAGAGCCTGTTCTCGTATCTAACACGCTTGAATTGCTTGATAAAGAAATACCGAGGATGAAAGATAAGATTCAATCGGTACACCTTTGCTTCACAACAGATCCGTTTATGTATGGATATCCTGAAATATCTGATATGAGTATTGCTGCTATCAGAAAGCTGAACGCCGCAGGCATCAAATGCACTGCACTGACAAAAGGAATCCTTCCGATAGAGCTTGCAGAACTCTCAAAAGAGAACGAATACGGCATCACCTTCGTTTCAATGAATGAAGAATACCGTGCAAAAATGGAACCCGGAGCGGCACCATATGCAGAACGGTTAGCAGCATTACGAGCATTACATGATGCCGGTTGCAAAACATGGGTAAGCATGGAACCATACCCAACACCAAATCTGATCGAACAGAATCTGCACGACCTACTGGAAGCCGTCAGTTTTGTGGACAAGATCATTTTCGGAAGAACGAATTACAGCACCGAAGTCAGTTCCTATAAAGATCATAAGGCATATTATAACGAGCTGGCTGCGAAAGTTATCAGTTTCTGCGAGGAACGTGGAATCCAATACCACATAAAAGAAAAAACCATCACATGAAAATGAGGTAAATAGATATGGCACTTTTACAAGACCTTATCCGGCAGATCGAAGATCCGGTACTGCGAGACCGTATAACTGCCGAGACAGACAAGCTGCTGAAACAAAAGAAATTCGGTTTGGTGTTCGAGGAACACCTGCCGGAATGCACACCTTTATATGAAGTCCCTGTCCGAGTAGGCGGAATGGTTGCCAAGAAGACGGGATATGTCAGCGATATCTATTTCGTAACGAAAATCGAGGGTGAATCAGCAGCCTGTGTCAACAGAGAAACACGGGAGGAGTCCGTCATTCCGCTGGATGATCTTGTGACGGTCGCACAGTTCGGTGAGCCGATCTATCCCTACCTCAAGCCGATTGATACTGTCTGCAATGCTCCAGACAGTGATCTCTGGCATACACTGATCGAAGCCGACAACTACCATGCGCTGCAGCTTCTCGAATATCTCTATGCCGGAAAGGTGGATTGCATCTATATCGATCCGCCCTATAACACAGGCGCAAAGGACTGGAAATACAACAACGATTATGTTGACGGCAGCGATACATATCGACACAGCAAGTGGCTTTCGATGATGGAAAAGCGTTTGAAGCTGGCAAAGAAGCTGCTTAATCCGGCGGATTCTGTTTTAATCGTTACAATTGATGAAAAAGAGTATCTGCATTTAGGATGTTTATTAGAGGAAATATTCTCTGGGGCAGCGTTTGATATGATTTCAAGTGTTATCAATCCTGCGGGAGTATCCAGAAACGGACAGTTTTCACGTACTAATGAATACATCTTTATTGTCTATCTTGGCACTTGCCGTCCTACACCGCTCACGCTGGGCGATGACTGGATTGGAAATATAAAGAACCTTGCAAGAAAAAACGGACTACGATGGAACACATTGTTGCGAAGCGGCTCTCATGTTCTTCGATCTGATAGTCCCAATCAATTCTATCCTATTTTTGTTACAAAAGACGGAAAGCGTATTGTAAGTATTGGAGAACCTTATTTTGGAAACAACCGAAACGAAATAGTTGCTCCTGATAATTGTATAGCAATCTGGCCTATTAGATCAAATGGTGATGAAGGTAACTGGCAGGTTTCAAGAACGTCCCTACAGGCACTGATTGATAAAGGATATGTTAGACTTGGGCGCTTTAATGATAGAGGAACTATTGCAATTGATTATCTTAAAAAAGGCGAAACCACAAAAGTAGAAAATGGAACATTTAGGATCAAGGGATATACAGAAAGCGGCACAATTATCGTTGATGATTCTGATTATGTTCCAACTTTCATACCCGGATGCCAATGGAATATTTCTTCTCACGATGCAACACAGCAAGGAACAAAAATGCTTAAAGCAATTTTGCCAGATGACAGATTTTCTTATCCTAAGTCATTATATGCAGTTGTAGACGTACTAAGATTCTTTGTTACAAACAAGAAAAATGCGCTAATTGTTGATTTCTTTGCTGGCTCCGGCACCACTCTTCACGCTGTTAATCTCTTGAATGCTGAGGACGACGGACAGCGCAGGTGTATCCTTGTTACAAACAATGAGGTTTCTGCTGACGAAGCGAAGGAGCTAACAAAAAAGGGCTTCAAGCCCGGTGATCCAAAGTGGGAACGCCTCGGCATTGCGCACTATGTCACATGGGAACGCACAAGATGTACCATTGAAGGTCACGATGTCAACGGTGAACCACTGAAGGGCAATTATATCGGTAGCGACCTTCCGATGGCAAACGGTTTCAAGGCAAATG